ATACTGACTCGTCCCCCTAAATAGAGCAGCACCCGGACTCGCGGCTGGTGCGGTGAATCCACTAGGGTAGAAGTATGGGTCTACTTGTGGGGTGCCGCTGGGTGTGACCGTGGCGTTGTTGCTGCTGTTGTCCTTGAACCTATTGCTCTGGCAACTCAAAAACAGAGTATTAGCATCGTTTGAAAAGGGTGCGGTGGGGACGGAGGTTACAGTTCTAACGTTGTTGCTAATGCGGAAGTTGGAAATATAGTTGTTGCCATACCCAGACACCGTTGAATTATAAAACTCAACACCAACTCGCAATGTAGTAGCAAAGGTAGCCGAAGTTGTCCAAGTAGAGCCAACCTGAGTTCCGTTCAAATACATCCTAACTACGTTACTTGCATCTCTAGTTACTGCAACATAATTCCAAGCTGCAACCGAAGGCAAAGTCGAAGAAGTAATTTGTGCTGCATTGTTTGAATAAATATTGAACGCAGTCCCAGCAGTGCCTAGGTAAACCTCAAGTCCGGTTGAGCCAAGGGAGTCGCCAATTGTAAAAAAATAATTATTCCCGCTTGCCGGTCTGTACAACCAAAAATCAATCGTAAACTGTCCACTTAGTGCGGGTATGGTAGACGTTAAATAAGCGTTAGTGCCGTTAAACTGATTCCCCCAATACCCATCAGTCTGGTACGGAGAGACCCACCCCGTGCTTGGGTTACTGACTCGGGTGACCGTATTTGGGCTGGCGCTTGAGTCGGTTACGGTTGTATTCAGAGATGACGATGAGCCAGTCTCCAATAACAACGGGACATAGCCGAAAGTGGCGTCGGTGGTAGGGGCAGCACCGCCAGCAGGATTACGAAATAGAGCTTTGCTAGTTGACAACATCAGAAGTTTGCCCCGGATTGGACGCCGTACCAGTCCGTGCCGTCCGAAATAAAAGCATAAATATCAACTTTCGCATTCGTTAGTGTAGCCGTTGGGGGCGTTCCACCGGGCCACCGCAAAGTTCCTGAGGGCGACGTAAAGGCCAAGCTGGTTGGAGTTGAAGCATAAATTACCTGTACCGTCAGAGATTTGCCAGAAGACGGACTCGGCAACGTAATTGAATTAGAGCCAACTTTTGTCGTAATAGACTGAAAGGTCCCATCCGTAAGCGCCAATACGATAGGGCTCGAAGAGATCGTGGCCGAAAATCTAGTCTCGGTGTAGTTCGTTACTGTCGGATTGGTCAGCGTCTTGTTGGTCAGCGTCTGGGTGTCGGTCGTGCCAACAATGACGCCAGACGGAGCCGCCTTACCAGAGTCAGCGATCGTAGTCCCGGCTGTGCCATTCCACGAGACCAGGTTGCCGTTTGTAGAGCTTCCTGGGCCGTTTACGTTACCCGATCCAGCCAGAGCAAGCGGACTCCACGAAGCAGGCGAACTCGAAGGATTGGCCCCGGTACTCGTCGCGATAGCAATATAGCTGCTGCCGTTGTACGAAACGTTTTGATTTGCGTTGTAAGTTGTACCGGGAGCCCACGCCCCAAGCCATGTAAACGAGGTCCCGTTCGTGCCATTTGTTCCGTTTGTGCCGTTCGTGCCGTTAGTGCCAACCTGCGCAAGTAGAGCCCAATAGGTCGCATTCGGAGGCGCGTTACCTATTGAGTTCAGGATACAGATGTAGCTCGAGCCGCTAGACGAAACAATATCGTTTACATAGTATTGAGTACCACTGGCATATGCTCCCCTTGACGATACCCCGAGAGAGTACCCAAGGCTGTTCCAGGCGGTAGACCCGTTGCCGATCTTGAATCTGTTGGTGTCCGTCTCCGCGCCCAGCTCACCGCCAGAAAGAACGGGATTGGCCGAGGTCCACTGGGATGCAGTGCCGTTTCTAAGTTGTATCTGAACAGGCATTACGGTGTCCCCCCGTTAATTGGTGTAATCGCGCCGTAGGTTGAGCTAGGTATCCCACCATCCAAATTGGGAGATCCACCACCACCGCCGCCGCTCTGTGTAACCCAGACAAGTGTGCCGGAGCCATTCGTAGCCAAAACCTGATACGCCGTCCCGTCTGTCGTGGGCAGCGTCCAAGTCACATTGTTAGGAATGGTCGCGGCAGCCTTAAATCCAACAAAATTACTTGAGTCAAAATCGGCAAACTTAAATACCCCTTGAGCCCCTAATTGTACATTCGTCCCGTCAGTCGTATAGTTGGTCTGGCCACCAAATACACCACCATTGTTATATTGGATTGTATTTACATTGCCACCCGGAGTTCCGCCGCCGCCAGTTGGAGCAGCCCAGGTAGCCGTTCCACTCTGAACCGTCAATACCTGCCCAGAAGACCCAATCCCGAGCCTCCCCGCGGCATTAGACCCGGTGCCAACAATAATATCGCCAAGCGTAGTGATCGGAGAAAGCGCGTTGAATCCAGAGGCCTGCGATGTCTGACCAGTACCGCCACGAGTAATTGCCACAGCCCCCGATGTAACCTGGCTGCCGCTAATTGCAATATTTGTATTAACTGCCCCGGTAACCTGCCCCTGGGCATTTATCGCAATTTGAGATACCTGAGACCCAGAACCGTATGTGCCGGAGGATACGCCCGTATTCGTAATGCTGAACTGATTTGTGCCGGATAAACTTAACCCGGTGCCGTTTGAATAAATTGCCGAGCCAGAGCCAAACTGAACAAAAACAAGCGAGGTAGAGCCGATCGTGATTGGAGGCAGGACCGTCTGAACCCACGATGTATTGGCGTTCGTGGCCCCGGTCAGGATCAGCATGAAGTCGCCAGCGTCAACGTTGAGGTACGTCGAGCCAGGTGTGTTGTAGTCCGCCGCTCGTGTCAGAATAAATGGCGTCGAACCATCCCCAATCTGAGTGACCGAATAGATCCCGTTATGCGCTTGATTTGCCTGGTTCTTTACCAGTACCCGGTTGCCGACCACAACAGCAACAGAGTCAACACTCAACAGCCCGTTAGCGGTGGCGGTGAGCGTGGCCCCAACACCAGAGCTGCCGTTGTTGTACGTACAAGAGGGGAGAGCCGCGTCAGTCGCTAGGTCACAGTTCTGGTGAAACGTCAAACCAGATGCAACCGCGTCCGCATACGCCTTATTAACAATGTTGTTGACGCCGACGGGTGTATCAGTAATGTTCCCGCTCGTGGCATTGATAGAGGTGAATGTGCCGGCAAGAGGCGTCGTGCCACCAATCACCGTGTTGTTGATCGTCCCGCCAGTAAACGACCCGCCAGTGACCGTCTTGCCGGTAAAGGTGAGCGCACTAGGCAAGGACAGCGTAGGAGTGGCGCCACCGGATGATGTGATCTCGTTAGCGGTGCCAGTTACGCTTGTAACAGGTGTAGAGCCAGAGGATGCCGCGGTGAGCTGGCCCTGAGCATTAACGGTAAAGTTAGGGTTGGAATAGTTGCCAGGCGTTACCCCACTCGTGGCAATCGCAATCGTCCCGGAGGTGGTGATCGGGCCGCCAGTTAGACCCGTGCCAGTATTGACCTGTACAACGCTTCCACTACCACCACCACCGGAAGCGGACCACTCAACATCTGTAGCGCCGGCATTGACACGAAGAACGTATGATGCATTCCCCGTATAACTCGGGAGGACATTTGCTCGAGCCTGTTGAGCGTTCTGGCCACCAGTTCCACCGTTAGCAACATTAAGCGTCCCACCTAGTGTGATAGTCCCAGTCGTTGTAATTGGCCCGCCGGACGTCGTTAGACCCGTAGTGCCGCCTGAAACATTAACAGACTGAACGCCCCCGCCACCTCCGCCGCCGCCACCGATAGCCCCGGTAGTCGTGCGGACCGTCTGCCCGTTCTGAACAACAGGAACCAGCTCCGTGCCGGTTAGAGCCTGGGCCGCTGGAAGTTGGGTAATCGTTACATTAGCCATTTATATCTCAATACTATCCAGGTTGCCGTTATTCTCTGGCGTCTGCGTATTCTGCTCCGGCGACAATACAAAATCACCGTACCCGCCAGTCGTGAGGTTGTTATCCTCAACCGCAATGCTTTCGTCAGGGCGCGGAAAGCGTATTGTAATCTTTTCTGTCTTTGCTGCCGGCAATCTATATGGATCAAAATTATCCGCGCAACCCTGATCACATACCTGCAGGCCAGGAAAGTTAGGATCGGACCTCATAACAGCATGGGCCCTCTTGAAGCGGCACCTGTCACAGATTGCAATTGCAAGATCCGATAAGCCCCTTGTATCAAGATATAGAGGCATGAATCACCTTGAATATACAGCGATATTCGGCGCAAAGTATATCGGTGACTTGTCGCGCTCCTCTTGCTCGGCCAGATTGAACGATTTCTCTGCCAGCGCAGCCAAATACTGAATGCGAGCTGGGTCAATAGCAGGCAACTCTAGCGCCATCTGATGCGCCAACATATTCAAAATGGCCATATACCAGCGTTGCGGGATCTCTAACTCATCCGTAAGGGCCCCGACGTCCATTACCTGCCGCGAATACCAGACAACAACCTGCACAAACGAGTCGCTAGGCACCGGCCACAGGTTCATTTGAGAAAGCGGCAGCGTCCTGGTCAGCCAAAACTGAAATGGCTGGTTTGCAGTGAAGTTTTTATTGGGCAGGTTCGTGTAATCATCACGATTAAGCCTGGCCATCGTGATTTCTGTCGAATTATTGCCAAAAAACAGCTCTCTAACGACTAAAGTCCCGCCGTTAATGGCCCGCATTCTGTAATACTGGCAATTTTGCCCGGTTTCGATGTCGTACCAGAGCCATTCGTTGTTGACCCAGGTCTGCTGGCCCGGCGAGTAGAGCGTCTGCCAGGTAATTCCGTCGGTGGAATACTCAAATACAACCGTGAGGCTTCCAGAAACGCCCGGCAATACTCCGATTGAGCCGACGTAGACCGGCGAACTGTAATAAATGGATATGTTTCCATTAGTAGATGTCTGTGTGCATATTGTGTTTACATCGCCATCAAATGCGTTGATTGCAATCCCAGAACTTGAGGAATAAGCGCCACTAGGGCGGTTCATCTTCCGATATAGCGCGTTGAGGACGTCATTGAACCCCACCGGCATATCGTAAACTTGCTTGTTCGCCTGCAGCCCGATGACCTTCTTGTCAACGCACCAGTAGTTGATGCCGGTATTGACAAGCTCAGACAGAACAAAATACAGCGACTCTCGAGCGGCGTTAACCTGTTCAACCGTCAACTCTTCAGCAAGCTTCCCCGCACGGCGAGCGCCATGATCAATTAGCTTCTGAACATTTACGACCGTATTACTAACTGTACCGCTGTACGCCATACGTCACCATCCCGGACAGTTCCACCGTTTCATAGAGGCCCGAGCGCGACTCCCCTTCTCACTCTTTTCTGCTGTAGGACCCATCCGTGCGCAGAACGAGTCACGCCTTGCCCCTCCGCCCGGCTGGGGAGCCTTCAGATCGCTTCCAGTCTCGCGGTTGTACTTAGCCCTACCCTTAGCCGTCAAACCCGCTCCTTGGTCTGCTGGGAGCTTTTCTCCACGACCTATAGCCAGACTAGGGCCGCCCTTCTTGAGCTTTACAGTTTTGGCTGAGTCTTTAAAGGCTTGGGCAGTCGGGGCGCCAGGAGAGCCTGGTTTGCGCATCTTCTCGCCGCTACCCTCAGCAATACGTTCCTGTTTTGCATGAATATTGGCATAGAGGCCGCCGCCAGATTTAAACTTTTTACCCTCATCCGCCTTGGCAAAGTCCTTGCCGACAGAGGTGGGAATGCCAACCTTCTTTGCAAACTTGGGGCTATGCGCTACCGCCTCCATCAGACGGTGCTGGGCTGGGGATTTGCTTGGCATGATTAGTCAGGGTTCTTGATGATAACAATGCTGAAGTTTGCCGTTACATTGGATAAGTTTGTGGCGCTTGCCCGGACTTCGATGTCTGTTTTTTCCGTAAAACCTACCGGGTAATTCAACGGGATGGTAAAAGAACCGCCGTTTGCGCATCTGCCTTGAATTGTGTTGTCAAAAACCCCGCCCAACGGCCTACTGTACAAACCAATGTTTGTATATGCATTAGCGGTAGTAACACCGGAAGAACAGAGAAAATCAAAAATGTAACCCGTATATCCAGCAGGAACGGTGTAAATACAAGCCGTTGCGCCGCCATCAGCGGTATAAACACCATATACAGTAGCAGGTTTGCCTGTCGTTACCGTCCCAACCCCCGCGTAAATATTTCCAGCCGCCGCACCGCCAGAACCCGCTGTATTGACCATTAAATGCAATACACGCAAAAAAGTAGCAGTAGTAGTAACAGCGGTCTGGCCATTCAATGAAACTGTTTCATTGATTTGGTTGTAACTGCCATCAAGACCGTAAACAGTGACAGTTCTTGCACCAGTTCCA